ACCGGATCATCGGGGCCGCCATTAGACTAACTCCCGGCACGTCAACTGAAGTTCTCGGTTCTGCTCGCCGAGATTCAGGATGCTCATGATCTCAAACGTCCGATCCCAGGCATAGGTTTTCAAGTTCTGCAAAAGCAACTGCATCCGCTGATTCACCCGCGCGTCATATCGCATCGTTACCATACTGATCCGCGAAGCCTGCACTTGATCTCCGACCGTCGTTCAAGCCCGCCGACCGGATCGACTTTGACGCGCGATTCAAAGGATTCGATACGCGGATCAAGCGTCGTGTCACCACCGGTCGTCGTGACGGTCGGCGAGACAAACTTCGCTGGATGCCGCAGTTCACCGGCATTAACCACCTCACGCTCCCGCGACCAGGATAATCTCAAACTCCGCCGTCTGGTCCGAACTCGAAAAGTCGATAAACTTCACCGTTGCGCTCACGGCGGCGAGGTTGTTACCGAAAATCTGCATCACGGGGAATCCGGGGTAGACGGTCTGCTCGCCGGTGGAAGTTCCCCAAATCAGATAGCCGGTCGCTGCACCTTTCACAATCTTAATGCCCGCCGAGTTGGCCGAGTTCGCCACAACGATAATCGACTTAACCTTGAGGCCATTTAGATCGAGCGCCACGCCGTTTGGACCGACAAGCGTTCGCAGGTCTAAGGTGTAAACTCCAGCGGCCAACGCTCTGCGATCACTGTAGACCTGCGTAATAGCCACGGTCGATGAAGCGTCGAATGTGCCGGTAACGCCCGGATAAACGATCCGATGGGGTAGGATCGGATTCGTTGGAGCAAGATCAAGCCCAAGCGCGGGAGTTTCGTCGGCCTCGAACTTCGCCTGATAGCGCAGTTGTACGCTCACCCTACACCTCCAACACCGTAATCGTAATACTTAACAGGATGATGTCGGTCGAGGCAGCGGTCGTGCCGGTCAACACGAGGTAATAGCGCTTGCCGATCGTGACGGTCGGACCATAAAGGAAATACTCGCCGCTCGCCGCGGTATCCTCAGTGACTTCGATGTGGCCGGTTGCACCAAACGCTTCATCCGTCGGTTCCGCCGCGACATTCGTAACGGCCCGTACCATACTTTCGAGAATGACGGTCCCGCCAGCGGATTCAATCTGCGCCATTACTTTGAAGCCGTTGATGTAGTCGCCGACATTCAAACCGTCGATAGGAACGACAAGAGTAGACCCGGTTTGCGAAGCAGCGAGGGTTGCAATATAGGGCAGGTCATTCGCGGCATTTACCACCCATCCGGCAGTCGCACCGACTTTAGCGCCAACGCCGATCTGCTTTTGGATGACGGGGCGACGTAGGATTGCCCCATCCTCCATCGTGATCTGCCCGCCAGTTTTAATGAGAAGTTCACGACCGCCGCGCAGTTCTACTAGATCATCGGCACTGGGCATCACGCATACTCCAAAGGTGAACCGGGCTGAAAACGCGACCGGCGATATTCTTCGCGCTCCTGAGCATCCTCGTTCGGGGCGCATTGATCTTGCAAGAGCAGCGCGTCTATCGCCCGCCTTGCATTGCCTGTCACAATACCAGACGAATCGCCCTCGCGGTTTCGATAGCGCTCCGCACAGTCCATTAGAATTCCGAGTTTCGTGCTCGCCGGGATTGCCGACAATGCAGCCGCATTCGTGGCACCGTAGCCCGCGACATACGTGATCGCCACAACATCTAGGTCGCCCTCTCGCGTCGCGGGCCAATACCCCGCGTAGATCGGTGCGACAAACCCAGGCTCGGCGTCTACATTGGAGCCGTATAAGGCGGATGACATCGTTTGTAACGCACCCGCCGAATCAATGTAGGTAATCGACGCAATACTCACGAGCGGCGGCAACGGCAGTGGGATCGGTCGGTCGCCGACCGGAAAACGCCGCATAGATAGCCGCCACGTCGCGGGCATCAACTGCCGTTTCTGTACGGCCTGCGCGTACTCGGTCGCTGCGGGGATCAATACGTTCCCAATGAACGAATCGTCCTGCGGGATCGTAATGACGGCGTGCGCCTTCACGTCGGCGATTGTGACCGGATAAGCGGTCGGCGGAGTTACAAGCGTTTGTGCGTACATCAGCGCTCCCGCCCGAACGACGGCGCGGGGAAAGGAACCCGCGCCGTCGTCAACCGGGCAAGCGTACTAATCCGTAATCGCCGTCGGTGCGGGCAAGTACAGCGCGCCGTATAGGTGGTACGTCACCACGAACGTCAATGTATTTACCGAAGTTGCGCAGGCCACCCGGAGGCAATCAAATCCGCCGGCCCTGTCCAACTGCGAAGCATCAACGTCAATCACATACATCAGATTCTTCGCATTGGTCGTGTCGGTCGTGAACGTATTGGCCGCAACCGTTTGCACGGCCAGCAGATCGAGCGTGGCCGTGTCGATGTTTGAGTGCATCTTCGTAAAGGCGAGGGCCTTCGCGCTCGTGCCCGCGACGGCGGTAGCCTGCTGCACGGTGATTGCCGAACCCGTGACCGTCGTGCCGTTCAAGATGTCGAGCACTATTGCGCACTTGCGATACCCCTTCATGGAGATGTATCGCGGAACGGTGGTGCTCGTAGTTGCCACGGCTGCGGACATACCAGCAACCCGTTTCATGCCTTCCACGAGCAAGTTTACTGCGTGCAAGTTCATCCTTTTTCTCCTTTGCCACGGCTTTATTAGGCCGCTCGCAAATCCTAGTCCTACGCTCGTGCGTCCAACGTGACGAACGGCGACAGTGTTGACGATCCGTACGGGACCGAGATCGCGGTCTTGAGCCAGGGACTTCCGTTCATGCGGAACGTAAACCGGAACGCTTGCAGCCCGTAATCGAAGTACAGATGGATGGAGATCGCAGCCTGGATTCCCGACCGCTTGACGATCGCCTTGTAGCGATTGAAGGCCGCGAAGTAGATATCGCCCTTCGTGCCGAGAGTCTGGCACGTCATGGAAATAAACACCGGACGGCCAAGCAGCGCACCACCGGGTGCTGATTGCAAACCGGCTCCGGGCGGCAACCAAACCGGCATATCGCCGATCACCATCTGCGGAAGCTGGTTGTAAGAGTCCGGGCTGATGAGCCAGATCGCGTCCATAAGCGAATCCGGCACCATGCGTCCGAACATCTTGGTGACGTTGTCCGCGTTGATCGTCACGGCGGTCTGGCTGGCGGTTTTCGCTTGCGAGACTAGACAGCTCGCACCGAAAATCCCCTGCGGTAGCCCGGCCCCGTTGCCGTTGACGATCGCATCGTTGACCTTCCAGGCGATCCGTTGACCGGCGAGCGAAGTCACGTAGGCTTCGATCGCGTTTGCATCCTCGATCATCTCGTCCGAAACAGGAACCAGGACCGTCAACTTGTAGAGCGAGAGGGATCGCATTTGGAGCGCGACCTTGGATTCCGTATAGGCGGCGGCCTCCCCGGTCCAATAGGCTTGAATGCCGGTCGTGCCCCACGGGGTTGTCTCATCCGCCGGGAACTCCATCGAGTTACCGCTGATCGGCGTCGGGTTGCACCGGGCCAGTAAGTCCTCGTTGACGTGAGTGTGACGTTCGATCGTTGCGCTATATTCGGTCGGCACCAAGAACCCGCCCTCTGCGCCTTGACCTTCGTTCGTATAGGTCGTGGCGGCGGCGGCTTGGGGGCGAAGACGCGGATCGAAGTCAGAGCCCGGCATGGAGCCGCGATGAACCGCCTGGGCGAAATCTCCGAAGCCGCCAAAGATAGGCCGCTCCCCAATCGCCGCTGAATGGCTCCTCGCAGGCGCGGATTCGGTCGGCGTACCGGCTGGCAAGGGACGCCCCGCCGATGCCGTCACGAGCCGACCACGGCTCTGCTCGGCTTGCCGGTCAAGATCACTGATCGCCTCAGCCGAGGACAGTTGCCGTTCGACGACCTTGTACTCGGCGAGAATCGCGTCGCACTTGTCGAGTTCGTCGGGGGTGGGTGGCCGCTTTTCGTCAGCGGCCTTTTGGTGGATCGCCTTGGCATCGCCGCCGAGCGACAGAAGCCGCTGGCGTAATTGTTCGATATTCACTGCATTGCTCCGTTGACCGGCGCAACAAAAAAGCCGGTCGAATCCGTTCCTCAGAACGAATCGCAACCGACTCGCAGTGCAATTCTTTCGTTATGTCACGCCGACCGGAGCCGACTCGCAGCCCGATCTAGCTAGAACTATACCCCAGGTTTCGGGGTTGTCAAGCCCAAAATCCGC